CCTTTCCAAGGAGCAAGTGGTGCAACGCATCCTGTTCTTGCAGAAGCGGTTACACAGTTTCAAGCACAAGCTTACAAAGAATTATTACCGGCTAACGGTCCAGTACACACACAAATTGTTGGACTAGCAGATAGAGCTAGAGAAGACCAATCAAACAGAGTTAAAGAATTCATGAACTATCAAATCATGGATGTGATGAAGGAGTATGAACCCGAGTTCGATCAAATGCTTTTTTATCTCCCTCTTGCCGGCTCTGCGTTCAAGAAAGTTTATTACGATGAACTACTTGGCAGAGCCGTCTCAAAATTTGTACCGGCTGATGATTTAGTTGTTCCATACACTGCAACTTCGTTAGAAGATGCGGAGTCTGTTATTCACATGATTAAAATGTCTGAAAACGAAGTTAGGAAAAAACAAGTATCAGGTTTTTATAAAGATATAGAATTAACTCCTGGTTATAACGAAGAAACAGAAGTGCAGAAAAAAGAAAGAGAACTAGAAGGTGTTAAGAAAACACAAGACGAAGATATCTTTACTATTTTAGAAATACATACTGATTTAGATTTAGAAGGTTTTGAAGATAAAGATTCACAAGGGGAACCAACAGGAATTAAACTTCCATACATTGTAACTCTTGAAATGGGTAGTAGAGAAGTATTATCTATTAGAAGAAATTTCCAAGCAGAAGATCCAACAAAATCTAAAATAGATTATTTTGTGCATTTTAAATTTTTACCTGGTATGGGTTTTTATGGCTTTGGATTAATACACATGATCGGTGGTTTGTCACGAACGGCAACTACTGCTTTACGTCAATTATTAGACGCAGGAACTTTAAGTAATTTACCAGCAGGATTTAAACAACGTGGAATCAGAGTAAGAGATGAAGCACAAGCAATTCAACCTGGAGAATTCAGAGATGTAGATGCACCTGGAGGAAGTATCAAGGATGCATTTATGCCATTACCATTTAAAGAACCATCACCAACTTTATTACAGTTGATGGGTATTGTGGTTTCGGCAGGGCAACGATTTGCCGCCATCGCTGACATGCAGGTCGGAGACGGCAACCAACAAGCAGCTGTTGGGACGACTATTGCTCTATTAGAACGTGGTTCAAGAGTCATGTCAGCCATACATAAAAGATTGTATGTGGCGATGAAAAATGAATTTCAATTATTGGCAGGAGTTTTTAAAACTTATCTGCCCCAAGAGTATCCTTATGATGTAGTGGGTGGACAAAGAAATATTAAAGTACAAGATTTTGATGACAAGGTAGATATTATACCTGTTGCAGACCCAAATATTTTTTCTCAATCACAAAGAATTAGTTTAGCACAAACAGAATTACAACTTGCACAGTCAAATCCGCAAATGCATAATTTATATGAAGCATACCATGCTATGTACACAGCGATTGGTGTAAAAAATATTGATAAAATACTTCCGCCACCTCAACAACCACAACCAATGGACCCTGCAGCAGAAAATATTCTTGCAATGAGTGGAAAACCTTTTCAAGCTTTCAAAGGACAGGACCATCAAGCACATATTACGACTCATTTAAACTTTATGGCGACTAATATTGCTAGAAATAGTCCAGCTGTGATGGGTGCATTAGAAAAAAACATATTTGAACACATTTCTTTGATGGCACAAGAGCAATTAGAGGTAGAATTTAGAGAAGAAATTGCACAATTGATGCAAATGCAACAAATGGTGCAACAAAACCCAATGTTACAGCAAGATCCGCAGTATCAACAACAAATTATGCAAATGTCGATGAATTTAGAGTCTAGAAAAGCAAAATTAATTGCAGAAATGACTGGAGAATTTAAAGATGAAGAAAATAAAATTATGGGTGAGTATGGTGGAGACCCAATTGCTAAATTAAAAGCAAGAGAACTTGATTTACGAGCTATGGACGACAGTGCTAAACGTGACCAAGAGCAAGAAAAAATTAATTTAGACAAATCTAAACAATTAATGGGTCAACAACAATTTGATGAGAAATTACAACAAAATGAAGAACTTGCAGAGCTTAGAGCTGACACATCTTTAGAAAAAACACAGATGGGAATTGATGCAAAAATGGTCAATGACATGATGAAACAAACAGATGTTAGGATCTTGAAAGGTCCTAAAAGATAGTATAAGGAGAATATATGAAAAAAAATAAAAATCAAAACGTTACTCCTGAGTTAGGTGCAGACAAAGACGGTATGAAACAAGGTGGTGTAGTTGTAGAAGCTACTAATCCATTTGAATCTCAGACTGTTGAAGTTAAAGGCACTAAAAGACTTAGAGCAGATAAGAAACCTGTAAAGGCTACTTGGTACTAACATGTGGTTATCGGCAATTAAACTAGCCGTTTCTGCTGGAAGTAAAATTTATGCTAATAAGCAGAAGGCAAAAGTCGCTATGTCGGATGCACAGTTACTGCATGCTGAGAGACAAGCGCGAGGTGAAGAACAATACCAAGGAAAATTGTTAGAGGCACGTCAAAATGACTACAAGGACGAATTCGTTCTTGTAATTTTGTCGGCGCCCATAATTGTGCTCGCGTGGGGAGTCTTCTCAGAGGATCCTGGTGCTCTTGATAAGGTAAAAACTTTCTTTGAACATTTTGCGGCACTTCCTACGTGGTTTTCAACATTATGGATCCTTGTAGTTGGTAGTATTTTTGGTATAAAGGGTACACAGATATTTAAAAACGGAGGCAAAAAATAATGGCTAAAAAGAAAAAAAACAAAAGACTTAAAAAACTTGCAAAAGTTTTAGGTGCTGGTCTTGCGATAGCTGGACTAGGAAGAGCATTTGCAAATAGAAATGCCAGTCCTTCAACAAACGCAGATGCAATAAAAGCAATGACTTCAAATGATGCATATTCCGACGATACAATGCCATCTAATTTATCAAAAAATATGGGTATGAAAAGAATAAGAAGAGATTCTGTTCTTGCTAGTCCTGTAATAAATAAAATGGATACTTCAGAAGTTACCATACCAGACAACTATTTTAAAAAACCAACAAGAGTAGTAAGAGAACCTATTACTTATGGAACAGGTAATGATGGTTTAAGTTATTTTAAAAAAGGCGGTCGTGTAGGATGCGGAAAAGCTAAACGTGGTTTCGGAAGAGCCATGAAGGGGAAAAAATAATATGTCAAATAGAAACTATAATAATCAAACAAATCCGAACAGACAAAAGTTAATGAATGGCGGAAGAGCAAAAAAAATGGGTGGCGGCATGATGAGAAAAGATATGCAGTCTGGTTACTACCCTTCTGATATGGGAATGGCCGGTGGCGCTATGTACGCAAAAGGCGGACCTGTAAAGAAAAAAAAGAAAAGTAAATTTCCAGATCACTCAGGTGATGGTAAAATTACGAAAAAAGATATCTTAATGGCTAAAGGAGTTATTCCTAAAAAGAAACAAGGTTTTAAAGATAGAAAAGATGAATCTATTGCTATGAGAGTTAAGAAGAAAAGAACTGCAAAACAGTTAAAAGATTCTGCTAATGAATCTTATGGTAAGTTTGGTTCTAAATCTAAAAAATCTGGGAAAATTAATAAATAATGATTAAAAGATTATTACAAAAAATTTTTGGTACTAAAGTTATTTGCGCTCATACAAATAATATCTCTAAAAAAGTAAAGTATTGTCTTGATTGCAAATTAGTAATTAACGAAAACTAAGAGGTAAATTATGGCAAAACTTTGTGCAAAAGGCAAAGCAGCCGCTAAGAGAAAATTTAAAGTATACCCTTCGGCGTACGCGAACATGTACGGTTCAGCCGTATGTTCAGGTAAAGTTACACCAGGGGGTAAAAAGAAAAGAACTAAGAAAGCTAATGGTGGAATCGTTGTCGAAGATGTGACAAGGATGGTGGATATTGTCTAATGGCCGAGAAAGGCTTAAGAGCATGGGTGAAAGAGAAATGGGTAGATATCGGAGCACCGAAGAAGGACGGCAAGTATCAACCTTGCGGGAGATCGAAAGGAAGCAAACGAAAATATCCGAAATGCGTCCCACTTGCAAAAGCCACACGGATGACAAGTGGACAAAAGGCGAGTGCTGTCAAACGAAAACGGGCAGCAGGTAATCCTGGCGGAAAACCAACTAACGTTTCAACATTTGCAAAAAGAAAACGAATGGCATTTGGAGGTAGAGTATAATGGGAAAACAAAAAATAAAGAAAATTAAAAAAGTAATTAAGGGTTTAAAAAAAGCATCTAAATTACATGCTGGACAAGCTAAAACTTTA